TCTATTTTCCACTGGTCCCAAAGGTGGACACTCATTTCCACTTCTTTCTGCTCACCAGTTTTTGTATTCACTATAGGGTACGTTGCCATTGTTATAAAATCAAGACAAAAATATTTATGGACTCAAACGTGCCTTGTGAAGACGCTTCTCTTCATAATACTTCCAAACATTTGGTGCCCATTTTTGTAGTTCAGGAACAAAAGAATCACAAAGTGCTTGAATCTCAAGTTGAGCATCAAGTTTAGAACGAAGATCCATAAAGTGAAGTACAGAACGTAGATTGAAAGAAACTACGAAATTTTGACGAATTGCTTGAGGAAGGTAATCGCGGATGTGCTCTTCACACATACCTTGTTCGTAATACTCAGCATACTCCTCACACTCACCCAGAATGCGCTCTAGTTTGCGTTGGCGGTGTTCTTCTGTCCACTCATACTTCTTTCCCTTACGATTGGTGTAGAACCCCACAGGGCGCACGTAGAAGACTTCTTCAACATCTAGTTCTCCACTGGCAACTTTGACTACACGCTTTCCAGTATAACGCTGCGACTGAACATCCCAACTTGTCCCAATACGGTGAGTTCTTGCCTGAACGATTACGTTATGAACGAATCCAGCACAAGAAAAAGTAATTCCTGGATGTTCAATCGGACCCCAGTGACCTCTATCATTCGCAAGTAGTTGTTCTACAATCCATTCACCACATTCTTGATGATTGGGAACTTCCACTTTATGAATTGGGACTTCCGAATAGTCTCCCTTACCTGCCTGCCAAATAACCTGTTCTGGGATTGGATATCCCTGAAGTTTAACTACTTCAAGTCTTTTATCTAGTTCAAGAATATCTTTTGCTTTAATAGGTCTCATTTCTTTCCAAATCCTTTTGATGTTTTTGCTTCAAGTTCTGCAAGTTCTTGTTTTACAACTCGCAATTGTTGTTTCATTTCTACCAGTTGCTCATCAGAATAAAGATGATCTTGTTTACTCAATCTTTCAAGCAACTTTACCAGTTCTTTTGCTCTATTCGTCATCTAAATCACTATCCTCAAAAATTTCGTCATAATCTAAAACTGCCCGTTTTCTCATCGGTTCCATAGGAGTATAAGCAGAAACATCAGAATAGATTTCTGCCTTTAATGAATCCACAAGCAATTCTATATTACGAACGATAAGTTTTAATTTTTCTTTGTCCATATCTTGCAATACTCTCCTCTTATTTTACATAAAAAAAGGGAGGATGTCAATCCTCCCAGTTTCAGGCAACTTGTGGTTTTTTTGCCATATTCAGTTGTGCTACTTGAAGGAGTTTTTCCTTCTTTGCTTTTCTTTTAAGATAGCGAACGAAATAAGTGTTCATTTGTGCCCCTCCTTTACATACTTAATACCACGATAGGTTTCGTTGTATTGTTGGGGTTGCTGCATCATTTGCTGTTGGTATTCAATACGCTTTTGGGTATCATATTCAACACCACGATATACGACTTTGGACATTAGGTTTGCTCCTTTACTTTTTAGGTATTGGTGCGTTGCTTCCCGAATGGTACTTCCGTCGCAATGCGATCAACGTACTGTATATAGTAGCATAAAATTGAAAAAGTAGCAACTGATACTAAAATTGTATCATACTGCTACCTTTTTAAAAAACTATCGCGTGAGAAATTTTTGGGGGAAATTTTTTGCCCCCTCAGGGAAATCACTTCCGCTTTTTCTTTTCGGGCGCTTTATATCCCCAAAGTTTTGGATTAAATCTACCATATCCAAAACTAATGCTCTTTAAATTATCACGAAATTTATCCCAATACATATCAAATATTTTAATCTTAGAACCTCTTGTTAAATCAAAACAAATTTTCTCATCAAGAAAATACTCAATAATATAGGCGTCACTTGGAGCATCTTTCGTACAGACCTCAGCATAAGAACCATCTGCAACCAAAATGTCACAACCGTATTTTGATTTGCAAGTTTCCTTTTCTGCTGGTGTCCAAGAATCCATTTGATTTTCCGTATTTTGTGCTCTTTCAATTACATCATAAAGTCTGCTCACGAACGCCCTCCCCAATGAATATCTGGATATGCTTGACTTACAATTTCTTTTGTAATTTTATATTTTTCCTGAAGTTTTTTGTCTTTTACAAGACAGAGAATTTCTGATTCAAGTGGGTGAAGACCTTGTAGAATATTAATGAACATGGTCTCTCTACGAAGAGAGCTAAGTCCATCATTACCACCTTTTACAAAATTATAAAACTTATCATATTCTTTGCGAATAGAAGAAAATCCCTGATCTTGAGATCCAAGAGAATTACTTCCAATTTCTTGCATTTTTTCTACAGCATTTTCAATTTTTTCACTCATTGTTCCATTAAATGAATTTTGCTCACCTACACTTGCGTAAGGAACATCACCAGGAGGAAGTATAGAAATTATACTTTCATCAAAATTCCAAATGAAAATAGTTTTCAAACTTGGATGATCAAACTTTTGAAGTGCTTCAACTTTTTTTGCGTTTGTTCTCAATTTTGATACTATATTTAAAATTTCAAAAATAAAAGGATTTGCAGGAAGGTCGGGAATTTTTTCTACAACTGGTTTTTTTGGAGCAGTTGAAGTTGTAGACTTCGCCTTACTGGTAGTTTTTTTCTGTGTTGTCGTACTCATAAAAAATCAATATCTAGAATGATTGTAAGTTATTTAGTTATTCTTCCTCATCATCGAGGTCTTCATCATCAAAATAATCAGGATTAAAACTAATTGCTAAAACTTCATCGGGAATCACATTACCATTTTCATCAAAAAATTCTGGATGAAGTTTGGGTTTGTCCTGATAGTTCATCATATATTCTCTAGCAACCCAACCTGTTACAAGTCCTACTATAAGAAACAAAATGGTTAAAAAACAACCAAAAACTAAACTAGTTGCTAACATTTCTTTTCTCCGGGAAATTACTTGTTTTTCTTCCTTGAACAAAAGGAAAATTCAAAATAGATGGTGATTTCCCGTTTGAGAAAGCATACCATCTTTTCGTATATAATGTGAAAGGGTATGGACTGCTTTCTCTTTCCTCCACTTAAAATAAATTCAACACCACGATTTATGTGGTCATTATTATTTAGGTTTGATTTAGACAATTTGTTGCCCTTTAAGATATTTTATAGTGTCTGTGCATCCACCCAATTTTGTATTATCACAGACAACTTGTGGAAATGTTGAACCTTCACCAAATTCAGCATAAAACTCTTCTTTAGTAAAGTGTTCATTGAGATTATAAACTACAAAGTTACTTCCTGTCAATTCAAGAACTTGTTTAACTTTATAGCAATATGGACATTCTGATTTTGAATATACGGTAAAGTTCATATTTTTTAGGTTTAATTGCATAAAATTTATATTTTAAAATAACTATAATTGCGAATCAATTGGTCTTTCCCAATTAGTCCCATCTTGAACCATACCATCACCATCACCATCTCTGGCATTCGGATTATATCCATTAGCAAGCATTTCTTCTAATGTTGGTTCTTCAACAGAAACAGGTTCTTCAATAACTTCTAGTACTGGGTCTTCAACAGAAACAGGTTCTTCAATAACTTCTAGTACTGGTTCTTCCACTTTTACCCAAGGAAGAGGTAGTGGTGTAACCGGAGGATTGTATTGAGATGCAATTTCATTAGCAAGTATTGAACGTAAATATCCAACATCAAGATTGTTTTCCAACCATCCTATCACAGTTTCTTCAGTAAGAGATGAATAATCCGTAAATTGTTCTGGTATTGGTTTTGGTAATGGATAAGAATTATTGATTGATGCCGATACACCACTTTCATCTACTGCGTCAAGACGCCAGTGAATCACCTTAACTACATTATTGAGTTCATTTTCAACTGGAGCGCATTCCAATTCTAAAATTTTCCAAGTATAAGTAATCATTTTCTTTTAGCATACTCCATATTTAGATTTAAGATTATTGCATTGTGTTTCCATACTTTCAAATCCCTTGACTGTCATCCAAGTTACCATTGAATATCGGTTTCCCTTAGTGACTGGTTCTACACCATGACGATAATAACGATTAGAAGGAAAGCATACTAAAAGACCAGGTTCAGGACGAATACGAATATGAAGGTCTGGAAATACAAAATCTCCACCTTCAAAACCATCATTCAAATATAAGACCATCGACAAATCACGGTCTACTGTCTTTCTCCAGAGTTGTGTTTGGTCTGGTGCAGTCCATACACCTTCACCATCAATATGAGGTTGGTAATGCCCCCCAACACCATAACAAAGTAGTTGTGGTACTTCACTACTATCAACTTCAAATTGATAAAATGGATTGATGACTTGTTTTACAATATGATGCATCAATTCATTGACCTGTGGAAATACAGGTTCAATTGGTGCAATTTGAGTATCTCTTGTTCTCTTATCAGTAATCCATTCAGTTCCTCGTGTCTGATTGGATTTGTCTGGGTCGAATACTGAAAGGTCTTCTGTTTTTGAAGTTTTCATATGATTTACCAGAGCATCAATACCTTCCTGACTGATGACTTTTGGTGCAATCAAAACTTTTGATAATAAATTCATTGAGAATAATGTAGTTGTGAGTATTTATGTTGGGGTGTTTGATGTTGCTGACAAATCATATCTTCCGTCAATTAATGAACCTCTTGGGGATGCCGTTACAGAATCATTAGAAAAATCTATACGGTCTACTGTTGCTGTTGCAGGAAAACCACCACCAAACCAACCATAATTAGAGTTTCCTGTTGCTCCTGGACGAAATCTTTGTGTAAGTAATGGACCTCTGACTGATGCCGTTGATGAATCATTTGAGAAATCTATACGGTCTACTGTTGCTACTGGTCCAGGAGTACCACCACCACCAAACCAACCATAGTTAGAGTTTCCCGTCGCTGCAGCACCTTGTCTTGCTAAACTCAATGGACCTCTTGGTGATGCCGTAGAAGAATCATTTGAGAAATCTATACGGTCTACTGTTGATAGTGGTCCATAACCACCACCGAACCAACCATAGTTAGAATTTCCTGCTGCTGCTACAAAACTTCTCACTGAACTTAATGGACCTCTTGGTGATGCCGTAGAAGAATCATTTGAGAAATCTATACGGTCTACTGTTGCCGTTACTACTGCTGGAGTTCTTCCACCACCAAACCAACCATAGTTAGAGTTTCCTGTTGCTGCTAAATATCCTCTTGCTGAACTTAATGGACCTCTTCGTGATGCTGTTACGGAATCATTTGCAAAATCTATACGGTCTACTGTTGAGAATCTTGGTACTCCTGGACTACCAATACCACCACCAAACCAACCGTAGTTAGAGTTTCCTGTTGCTGCTAAACGATTTCTTGCCGAACTTAATGGACCTCTAATATTTGCGGTTCCAGTATCATTAGAGAAATCTATACGGTTTACTATTGCTGTTTCAGGAACACCACCACCACCAAACCAACCGTGAGTATCATCAACACTCATCACCTCAAGTCTCTTCAATCTATAAGCAACTTGTAGACCAAATACTCCGATTGCCATTTTACTTACCGAATACGTGAGAACCGATGTGCTGTAATTCTATACTTGTATCCATCCAAACATCATAACCAATA